AATTAGGAAATCATATTCTTGGCGAAGCAAAATATGATCAAAGTGGTAGCTCAGTATTATTAAGCTCTGATGGATATACTGTTGCGATTGGGACACCTCTCAATGATGGTATTGCATATAATTCAGGACATGTTAGAATATTTAAATATAATGAAAATAATGAAATTAAATGGGGGCAATTAGGACAATCTATTCTTGGCACATCAGAAGGTGATTACAGTGGTTGGTCAGTTTCATTAAGTGGTGATGGAACAATTGTTGCGATTGGGGCACCTTATAATGATGGTATTGGATCTAATTCAGGACAGGTTAGAATATATAAATATAATGAAAATAAATGGGACCTATTCGGAGCACATATTCTTGGCACATCAGAAGGTGATCAAAGTGGTCATTCAGTTTCATTAAGTAGTGATGGAACAATTCTTGCTATTGGCGAACCTTTTACTGATCATAATGGAAAAGAAAATTCAGGACAGGTTAGACTATATAAAATATCTCCTATAGATTGTATAGGTAGTTTTGTAAATAAAGGTATATGTTCAACAACTTGTGGTCCTGGTGATCAAGTACAAGAGTATAACATAACAACTCCAGCACAATATGGTGGTGATTCATGTTCAAACAATCAAGTTGATAAACGTACTATATCTTGTAATTTAACTCCTTGTCCTATAAATTGTATAGGTTCTTATGGTGAATTTAATGAATGTTCAGCTACTTGTGGTCCTGGAACAAAAACAAAAACATATAAAATAACAACTCAAGCACAATATGGTGGAATAACTTGTCCTATATCACCACCAATTAATGAAGCGTGTAATACACGTCCTTGTCCTATAAATTGTATAGGTAGTTTTGTAGATAAAGGTGTATGTTCAACAACTTGTGGTCCGGGTAATCAAGAACAAGAGTATAAAATAACAAATCCAGCACAATATGGTGGTGCTTCATGTTCAAAAAATCAAGATGATATACGTACTGTATCTTGTAATTTAACTCCTTGTCCTATAGATTGTATAGGTAGTTTTGGGGATTATGACACTTGTAGTGAAGATTGTGGTGGTGGAACTCAAACACGAACTTATACTATTACACAAGAAGAAAAAAACAACGGTAAGAAATGCCCTCATACAAATGGTTATACAGAAGATAAAGAATGTAATCCTGACCCTTGTCCTATAAATTGTGTTGGTGATTTTGTACCCTTTAAAGACTGTTCTAGAGAATGTGATGGTGGTATTTATCAAGAAATTTATAATATTACTAAAGAAGCACAATATGGAGGTGTGAGTTGTAATAATAAACAAAATGATTTAAAAACTACTCCTTGTAATACACAACCTTGTCCAATATATGCTGAAAATACAACATTACAAGAAGCATTAAAAGAAAGTAATAATAAAATACAAAATATACGTTATAATATAATAGATAGACAAGAAGAATTAGATACATTAACTAATAAATTTAACCTCTTAAATAAAAATATAAGTAAAATAAAAACATCATCAAATTATGTTCCTGACGATAAAACTTTAACATTTTATTAAAATTATAAATTATAAAAAAATAATTTATTTTTTATATTTTTTTATTTAATATATTTAATACATTTTATTAATTTTTATATAAAAATTGATTTTTAGTAAGTATCTACTAAAAAAAAACATTACTGAAGTTAAAATTTAGTATTTACCTTTCACTTTAAAATGTGTGACGATGATACTGATACGGATACTCCTATTCATATTAAGCCAACAGACCCTCTATATAAAATTATAAAACAACTTAAAGAAGATCAAGAAAGGATTAAAGAAGATAAAAAAAAGGATACATTTAAAACACCACAATCAGAAGAAGAAAATATAAAACGACAAGATGCAAATAAACTAAAGTATTATGAATATGAACAACTAACTAAACTTATTAAAATAATTACTGAAAATGATGGTAAAGTATTTGGTGGGTGTACTAGAGATTTAATATTACGAGAAGTAAATACACATAAATTTTGGAAATATTGTCGAGACAATAATTATAATTTTATAAATAATTTTTATAATCCTACTATATGTCCTGAAACGTATTATGGTAGAACTAAATTACCTAATGATATTGACATTCAATGTATTTATAGTTCAATAGAAAAACTATTAAAAACATTTAAAGAATTAGGTTTTACTCTTACAAAGTTAGAAGTGCCTGAATTATATAGATTATATTATGGCATCAATCGTGATAAGTATAAACTTGAATATAAACCACAACATAATAAAACAAATACAACCCTAGAAAAATTATATAATAAACAATTATATTATAGTATTAAAATTGATATTATTTATGCTTCTACTCAAAAAGAATTAGATAAGTATTTTGATACTAAACTTGATTTTATGTGTAATCAATTACAAATAACTTCAGCATATGAAAGAGAAGATAAAATAGTATTTAATTACGAATGCTTAGCAAACATACTAAAATTTATAAAAGAACAAAATGGTAATTCCTATAAATCATCTATTGATAACTCTTTATTACCTTATGAGTTGTTAAAAAATATAATAAAACAAATTGAAGAAAGAAAAGCATACGTATTATTTCCTGATGCTTATCGTATCGATAAAATGATGAAAAAAGAATATATATTCGTATATATTGAATGTATTTCTTATTTAAATTATTATATAAAAAAAGAAAGTTTAATTAATAAATTTAAAATTATTTGCGTAGATACTCCTGAAGAATGTATTGTTTGTCTTAATAATGAAGATACTACAACTAATACTTTAGAATTTTTAAATATAAAAGTTAAATGTTGTTCTAATAATCATAATGTTTGTTTAAAATGTTTTATTATAAATTTACATTCGCAATATGAACAAGAAATAAATCTATCTTGTTCTCTTTGTAGAGAGGAAGGTATTTATATGACACCACAACTAATAGGAGACCTAACAAAATTTATAATTAAATTAGCACAATTAGAAGAAAATTAGAAGAATTGTAAAACTTATTAGTATTTTTAATTTATTTTTTTATTTTTATCATTTAATAAACACACCCGTTTATTTAAGGATAAGCCTAATATGTATATTAATGTTTATAAAACTTATATGATTTCAATCCTAATGTATTGAAATGAAATGGATAAAGTAATTAGTATATAGTGCCTTGATATAGTAGTAATTTAAATATTATAAATTTGACAGAAGGTCCAACACATATACTAGCAAGCAAGTCAAGAATAAAAGAACTTAACTGTTATTATATAGTATATATTTTAATGTAATATTAAAATATAGTTTGAAATTAATTATTTAATTAAATTAAATAATTAAAAATAAATATCTACTTTAAATATAATAAGCGTCAAATAAGTTCAAGGCTTTTAACCGCTCTTTTTGTGTATATCAATTTATAAAAACACTCGTTTATTTAAGGGTAATCCTAATTAAACAATCTTAATATTATTAAATATAAAATATACCTAAACTAAAAATGATAACTATAAAAAATAATTATAATTATAATAAAAGACAATTTTGGAGTTATAGAAAATTAATAGAAAGAAGTAAAAAAATAAGTAATAAAGTAAAAAAAGAGTTTCTAGATAAATATAATAATAAACATAATAATAAACATAATAATAAACATAATAATAAACATAAAACAAAAAAACAATTTCATATTATAAATGATAAAGTTATAAGAGATAAAGATTTAATTAAACGTATTGAAAGTATTTACATACCTCCTGCCTATAAAGAATTAGTAATAGCAAAATCTGAAAATAATAAAATACAAGCAATTGGAACAGATATTCGCGGAAGAAGACAATATATATATAATCGTAAATATACTAAAAAACTCAATGAACGTAAATATGATGATATTATGGAATTAGGTAAATCCATTATAAAAATAGAAAAAGATAATGAATGTATGTTAAATACATTAACTAATAAAAAATATGAAAAGTGGGAGTTACCTAATGATTATATACCAATTATAATATATATGTTAAAAAAGTATCATTTTCGTATAGGTAATGAATGTTATACAAAAGATAATAATTCTTATGGTATAACTACTTTAAAAAAAAAGCATATACATTTCCTACCTAACAATAAGTTTAAAATAGAATTTATAGGTAAAAAAGGTATTGTAAATACATATACTGATAATAATTTATTAATTAGTAAATTATTAAAACAATTAATAGAAAATGCGTCTAATGATGATTTTCTTTTTAAATATAATCATATAAATCAACATAATAATGAAAAATCAAAACAATTAATTACACCAGACGATATCCATTCTTTTTTTCAAGATAAATATAATTCTTATATAACACCAAAAATGTTTAGAACGTGGTATGGTAATTATCATATGATTAATTATTTAAAAGAATTATTTAAAGAAGATAAATTAAAAAAACGAATGTTAAAAAGCGAAGTAAGAGAATTAATAACTAATTGTAGTGAACACGTCTCTAATAAATTAAATAATACACCAAATGTTAGTAAAAAATCATATATAGATAATAAAATATTAGATTTAGTTATTAAAAATCCTTATCATTTTGCTAAAAAAATACCTGATACTATCGAAGACCAACATAAGTTTTTATATAAAATTATTTTGAAATTAAGACATTAATACATTAAAAAAATTATAAAAATATTAGTATTATTGAGTATGTTTAGTAAAAGCTACTCATTATTTGAACACATTTTTCTTTATAATCAGTATCATTATTACGTGTATGTAATGAATGAATATGTAATGAATGAATATGTAATGTAAATAATAATAAATTAAATTATGCTAACCAAGGATTTGCTAATATACATCTATTATTAATAAAAGCCAAAGCGTGTAATATAATAATACATCCACTTTGTCTATCAGATTCAGTTTCGCCATTACTAACTATAATATTGACAGGTTCTAAAATTTTCTCTAATAAATTATATTTATCAACACGTGATGTCATAATATCGTGTAAATTATTAAATACGTGTGTTGTTTGTGCTATTTTAAATCTACATTCATGATTTAATCCAAATTCAAAATTCCATAATAAGGCTAATTTTTTATAAAATATTTTTAAAATAGTTGTATTTTCATTATATAACCAATTAATATCTGTTTGATAACCATATAAATCCATTTTTTGAAATATTTCTAAACATTTATTTTTTACAACTATTTTCATATCAATAGGTAATATATCATTATTAGTATTATTATTCAAATTTGTATCATATTCTTTCTTTGCGTATAACGTAATTATATTTAGTTTAGTTTTATTATTCAAACAAAAACGTGTATATGGATTACTTACTTTAATTTTATTATAATGATTAGATAATAAATTAATAAATTGTTTATAGCATAAATTAATACTATTATTATTAATAATAATTTTTTTATTTTTTATTTTCTTTTTAAATTGTTCAAAATAATGATCATCACTTTTAAAAAGTAATTGTGTAATACTATCAATATGAAATCCATAGATAAAATTTTTTTCATCAGTAAATGAAAAGAATTCATCATTAGGAATATCTTTTAATTCATCTAATGTATAAAAATCAGTATCATTAACACAACTATTTCTATTATTAAGAGCAGGTCCGTATAATTTATATTTATATTGTTTTAATATTTTTTTAATAAATCTTTGTATTTTAATTACTTCATTAATATTTTGATTTGCTTTTAAGAGTATTATAAAAAATGAATTTAATTTATCAATATTATTTATTGCTTGTAAAAATTGTGAATGAGTATTTGTTTTTATAATTTTATAATGTTCTAGAGATGCGTTTATTCTTGGTAAAGGATAAGTATCTAATTTACTATTTTCAATATAATCAATCAATTCAATATGTTTCGTATTTTCTTTTATATATGTTTTTCTTGCTGATAAATAGTCATTATAATAATTATATTTTTCTAAATTTTTTATTATTTTTTTTTTAGATATAGATTTTGAATAGATAGAGTTAAAATTAGTTTTTATACACGTAGTTATTTCATTATTTAGTTCATTATTGATTTCATTGCTTATTTCATTATTTATTATTTCATTATTAAATATAACATCAATCATATTCTTATGTTTTCCACAAAACATTAAATTAGATTTACATTTATTAGGACATTGTATTTGTTCATATTTATTTTTATAACTTGAACATAATAATACATTATTTGAATTATTTGAATTATTTAAAATACTATCTATTGTATGATTATTATTTATTAATGTCATTTTAATTTATTTTTTTTATTATATTATATTTTTAAAATATTATTATTATCACTAATGTATTATTTAGTTTAATAGTTTATTTCTTATATTAATAAAATAAAAAAATAAATTAACAAATAATAAAAGTTTTACAAAATATAAGTTTTACAAAATATAAGTTTTACAAAATATAAGTTTTACAAAATATAAGTTTTACAAAATATAAGTTTTACAAAATAAAAGTTTTACAAAATATAAGTTTTACAAAATATAAGTTTTACAAAATATAAGTTTTACAAAATATAAGTTTTACAAAATATAAGTTTTACAAAATATAAGTTTTACAAAATATAAGTTTTACAAAATAAAATTTAGTATTTTAATGTAATTAGTATAATTACACTTTATCTAAATATTGTGCTATACATACAATTTGTTTTTCTTTGTGTTGTGATTTACTACCACCTATTTTAACATTAACAACATCACCTATTTTTAAATTTAAAAACTCATCGCTCCCTTGATGATTATGTTTAAATAAATAAATTTCTAATGGCGATGTTTCTTTATCATCAATATAACATATAAGTTGTGATTTATCTATAGAGGTAATGGTACATTGTATTATAATATTATCAGTAGGTTTACATACATTTGCTACATATTTTATTTTATAAGTAATTTTACCATCAAAACTTGAATTATTAATTAATCCAGAAGACCGTGTTTTTATTTCAATTGTATTTGGCATAATATAACCATAATTACCATAACATTTACCTTCATTTTTCTTTTTTAATTTTGATAAAATAATAGTATCTATCTTTTTATCTAATTCACTAGGAATAAGATAAATATACTCTTCTAATAGTAAATATTTGTATAATTCATTATTAGTAGATATTTCTGACGCCATATTAATTTTATATTTTTATACTATTTTAATACTATATATTTTATATTTTTATATTTAAATTTTTTAAATCAATTTTTAAGTATATAATTATAATGTGCTTATCCTCTAATAAATAATCATGGTTTATATATTAGGTTTATCATTTAATAAACACACTTGTTTATTTAAGGATAAGACTAATATATTATTTACAATAAGATAATGAATCATTGTAATCATATTATTAATAGTTAACCCTTATACTCAAAATAAATAAAATATTCTTCTGGAGTATAATACCATTTTTTCTTATTTACTAATTTATTATCTTTTGATTTTAATAAATATTCCATATCATTACAAAATGCAACTCTGGTATTATGTTTAATATTTTTTATAAAATTACTGTCTAATTTAAATAATAGTTTTTTAATAGTTGATGTTGGCATTGTATTACAAGATATACCTTTAACAGATTTCTTTTCACCTTTTTCATCAAAATCAACATTTTTAAAGACTACATTATTTTTCTCATATTTTAAAAATCCATAGACGTTATTATTTGGTGTTTTATTTAATATATTATATTTATATTCTATTACTTTTTTTAAATTACCACTATTTTCTTCAAACCTTTTTGTTGATGTATCATAAAACCATAATTCTAAATTATTATTATGTTGTATCATAAAACCATATATATTTTTTCTAGAATTATTATTGTCTTTTTGGTTTGGATTAATATTTTTATTATAAATAATATAATTATTTAAAATAGGTTCTAGTTTCTTTTCATTTACAGATAAATTAATATTATTTATAATTTTGTTTAATAATTCTTTTATAGCAGTTTTCTTTAACAAATAATTCAATTTATGAAATACGTTTTCTATAATATATTGTAAATTTACTTTAATATTAAACTTATAGTCTCTAGAATATAATCCTAATCCATATAAAATTTGCTCTGAAGTATCAATAATATTTTTATTAATAATTTCATTATAATTAAAATCTGTTTTTTCTAATAACATTTTTTTATCTTTATTTAAATAATTAATATACGGTATTAAATTAATATCTGTAATTAAATTAATAGATGGTTTGGTTTCTTGTTTTTCAATAGACATATTTGGTATAATATTACCCATAGGTATAAATCTTAAATTTTGTCCTGAAATAACTATAGAACCAGTTCTATTAAATTTATCAACAATAATAGTATTTGAATTTATTATATCTTGAACTGCTTTATAAAATGCTTCATTGAAAAGTATATTATAATATTCATTTTTTATTAATAAATGAAGTCTAGAAGAAGTATTATTAATTGAATTGTTATAATTATTATATTTACTATTCTGTTTTGTCTTTTGTGTCTTGTGTATTTTTAATATAATTTTTTTACTTTTTGTATCTTTATTTTTACTATTACTTTTACTATTACCATAAACGCCATTTTTATTAAGTAATAATTTAATATTATCAATACCATTTATTAAATTATATAAATATAATTTCAAATTATTTATATTAACATTAAAATAAGTTGTCATTAAATGTTCAATACATTTTTTCAATTCACTAATATCTTTTTCAATCATAAAATCCATAATTGGTAATTTAGTATCAATTGTATCATTTTTTACTTTAGTGTGTGTATTTTGTGTATTTTTTGTATGACTATAAATAGAACATTTATAATTACATTCTTTCATATAAAAACAATTACGTGTATAAGGTTTATCTGCTAATGATACTTTAATTTTTTTATTATTTGATGTAATTAAAGGTATTTCTTTATTATATGTTTCTTTATCATAAATATTATTTTCTCTATTTAAATAACAATCAAAAGAATTTTCTTTTAATATTTTTTCTATTGCTCCAGAATGAATTGCTTTTTTTTCTGCGTATTTATATATTGTAAGGTCAAATGTTTCCTTATTTTTTAATGTTGAAGCATATTTATATATTGTAACATTGCGTTCTTGTGGTGGTAAAGAACTATGACTATTTGTTCTTACAACTCTACCTATACTTTGTTCTATTAAATTCATATTGTGCCAAGGGTCTAATATATGTGCTTCTCTATAGCCAAATAAGTTAATACCTTCACTTGCTTTTGCTGTAGCGATAAATACTTTTACATTTTTTTCATTAACCATAAAATTTTTTTTATTAAGATAGTCTTCAGCATATTGAGATAATGATTTATCTCCAGAATAAATAATATATTCGCCTCTAGATTGATTTGTTTCTTTATATTTATTTTCTAATAAAGGTGTAGCATTATTATAGCGTTTAAATCCATTCATTTCAAGAGCAAAAGCAAGTGGAATTACACCTGAAGCAATATAACGTGTATAAATAAATACTGGACCATTACTATTTATTATTCTTTCTAATATAGTAGCAATTTTAACTCCCCAATTATTTAATTCTGGTAATTTAAATCTTTTACCATAGTCTGCATTTTTAAATTTATAAGTATTTTTATTTTGTTGTTTTGTTGTTACTTGTTCTAATCCAGAATGACCTACTAATAAATTAATATTATCATTTGCTTCATCTAGAGATTGATAAATAAAATTACTAATTTGCATTTCTGTATTATAAGCTGTTGATTGAGATATAATTAATTTATCATTATTTACTTTATTAAGTTTAGTCTCATCAACTTTAGTATCCTCTATAGAATTATAATTTAAACTATCAGTATCTAATTTATCCAGTAAATTATCAGTATAGTTTATTCTTTTTGTATTATCAATAAAATAATTAATTAGTTTTAATTGTTCTCCTTGAAAAGGACAATTTACTAGTTCTAAATAGTTTATTTTATTATTTTCATCTAATGTTTTACCATTAAGATCTTTTGATGGATAGTTAGATAAATTTAACATTTGTGTTGGGATATTATAGATTGCTGATAATTTTATAGGAAAGGTATCAGGATTATTACCTCTCATATAAGAAATATAACCTCTAATATTAGTTTCTAATAGTTCTTTTCCATTTGCTTTTAATTTACCATCATTATGAAAAATATCATTTTCATTTAAAGTTGGTCTTTTATCATTTAATAAAAGATAATTTATAATACTGACAATGCCTTGGGGTTTATCATAAATAGGCGTTCCACTTAATAAAATAAGTCTTACATTTTTAGAGTATTTTAATACCATATTTAAAACTGGTGGGAATTTTTTTTCTTTCTCTGTTTCTCTAATATTATGAACTTCATCAATAATAATAACTGAATTATTAAAATTTGTTTCAATGATAGATTTTTTCTTTTTTTCTTTTTCATTTTCATTAGTAATATATTTAGTTTTTAATTCTATTTCTTTATTTATAGTATTTACCCAAGTTTCAGGACCATTAAATGTATATGTTTTTTTAATTTCTTTATTTATTTTATTTTTTAACATAGTACAACTTTGTTCATCATTTTTCATACAATTTTCAACTATAGTTTTACTTTTCATATCTTTATTTTTTATAATATCAACGTATGTAGAACCAACACAGGTATTATTAATAGTATTATTTTTTACATCAGTAATATTAAATAATTCTCTTTCAATTTCATTTGGTTTAATAACATATATTTTAGTATTTGAATTAGATACAATAGATTTTAAATTTTCAGCAATAGTAAGAGCAGTACAACTTTTGCCAACACCCATTTCATGATAGATTAATAAACTTCTATAAGGTGTATAAGGACTTATAAATGTTCTTAATAGTTTTTGTATTGGTTTTAATATAAAAATTTCATCTTTCTTTTTAGTTTTTTTTTTAATAATTTCATTTGATTCATATAAATCATAAAGTTTATTTAATTTTTCATTGTTATATGAAAGTTTATAATTTTTAAAAATAGTATGATTAGTTATTTCATAAGTAAAATTAGGGTCTAGTAATGATGGAAAATATGTAGAATAGATATGTTTTTCTAATTTATCCTTTGATTTTTTAATTATTTTTGATTTTTTAATTATTTTTGATTTATCTATTATTTTAGATTTCTTTTTTACTGTTATAAGTTTTTGTTTTTGACGCATTTAATGATTTATAGTGTTGTTTATATTGTTAGTTATACTATTTATACTATTTATATTATTATTTATACAATTTATATTATTATTTATACAATTTATATTGTTATTAATACTATTTATATTATTAATATATATTATTTTAATTAACAAAAAAATAAAAATGAAATATAATTTATTAAAATTAACAACTATAAATTATTTACACAAAAAAATTTTTTCATATTGTTAGCTGAAATATCATATTTAAATGTAATAGGATTACCTAATGAACTTTCAATAAAACCTGAAGGCTTACAATAAGGAGAAGGACTACCATATTCATCTACAGGGCAAGTATTTACATTTAATTTTATAAGAGCATTTTCACAATCTCCACATTTAGCAGTTCTATTATGAAATTTTAAATAATCCTCTTTAAATTTAGGATTTACATTATTTAATGTCATAGAACAAGTAAAATAATTAAAGGATTCTTTTATTTCTGGTTGTGGTAGAAAAAATAGTGCTTGTTTTCCACTTAAAAATAGTATTAAACTAACAGTACCCATACTTACTATTAACATCATTATAATATAAAAAAAAATAAAGTAATTATTCATTATAATGGTTTATTTATAATTTATATATATATATTAATTTATATATATATATATATTAATAAATCTATAAAATATTAAAGTTGTTCTTTAAATTCAAATTTTTACAATTTAATTAATAAAAGTTTAAAAATAAATTATATAATTTAAATTATATAATTTAAAATATGTAATTTAAAGAAAAGTAAAATTATTAAACATTTTTAAATAGTTATAAAAATTGAAATTGAAATTTTTAAACTATTTTACTTAAATTAATTAACTAACATTATTTTGTTTAATTTATTTTAAACATTAATTTATTTTAAACATTATCCTTAACTATAAAAGTTGATTTTAATATTAAATAATATGTCAAAAACTAAAATAAACAATGAAACTAAACAAAATGTAAAAGGAGTTAAAAATAAATATACAATTGATGATATACTAGGAACCTATAATCAAGATGATAATCAAGATGATAATCAAGATAATACTAAAGTTAATAAATTAAAAAAACAAAAGGAAATGAATAATAAAACTAAAAAAGATTCTACTTTAAGTACTAAAAAAACTAATGAAAAGAATGAAAATAATATAAACATTACAACTATTAAACCTATTAATACATTAAAAGAAACATCAAATGAAACAATAAATACGAATATTGATCATCTTTTAAATAATGAAACATTTAATTTTGAAACTAAACAACAAAAATCAATGTTCTTTGTTGATTATAAATCAATAGATATTTTAGTAACTACATTAAAGTCTAAATGTAATTTTACAGTTCCAAAAGAAATAGTGGATGATCATATAATGACACATATACCAACTATTATTAAAGAATATACATCTAATCTTAAAAAAAGATGTAAAAAAATAATTAATACAGAATATATATGCTTAGGAAGAAAATTAGATAATAAACAATGTACAAGAAAAAAACATAATGGAACTGAGTTTTGTAAAAGCCATTTAATTAAATTATCCAATGGAAGAATTGATGAACCTATACCAACAGCTATTCATAATAAAAGAGGACGTAAAAGGAAAGTTGAATTTGACCCGAGACAATATGATAATGCCTATATTACTCTTTGGGAAGATATTATTAATGGAGAAAAAGTATTATTAGACAGTAATAATAATATTTATACTTATGATTTAAAAGCACCTAAATTTATAGGTAAAAAAACTATTAATACTAAAATTGATTTATTACTTATTAATAAACAAAAAGAAGAACAAACTAAAGAACAAAATGAATTATAACTATGTCTTTAAATGAAAAACATAAAATTACTATTCCTAATGATTTTAATGAATTAAAAAATGAACTTGAATTATTATTAAATAAAAATGATAAAATTATTAATACATATTTAGAACATACTGTTATACATCTTTGATTTCTGATACAAATAAAGTAAAATTAAACGAAATTTATGAAAAAAATCATAAACTTATTCTAGATACATTTACATAGTATTTAATTCATTTATTTTAATTATTTATTTTTTAATTTTTTTATAGTTTTAGCATATAAATAAGTTTCTACCTATACTAATAGATATACAAATAATTATAGTTTAATATAAATAATTATAGTTTAATATAAATAATTATAGTTTAATATAAATATGATTGACGAAAACTTATTATTTATTATTTTATTAACTCTAGTGATAGTATTTATTGCTAATAGAAGCCCACGATTTGTAATTACATTTATATTAATTGTAATTATATATTTTTTTTATAAACGTCATTTTGTTAATCCTAAAGAATTTATGACATTTATGAAGAAACAACTTAAAGAAGCCTTTCAACCTTGTAATAATAGTAATATGGGTTATTGTGATAATGAAAGTAGTAATTTATCTCCAACTAGTAATATTAACAACTCATCAGTTGTTAAATTAAAAAAAGAAGATTTTTTAATAGATAAAAGATTAAAATTAGGTAAAGAAGAAATTACAATAGAAGAAATAATTAGAACTGTTCCATTATTAATAAATTATAAAACATATCTAGAAACACTTATACAATTTGTAATAAGTATAAAAACAGATGACAGTATTCAAAAAGAGTTTTTAGGTAAAAAAATACGTCATACAATGTCTAAAGTATTTTATAATGCTTATAATACTGTTAATAATAAAAAATATCCTATTTATTCTTATAATAAACTCTTATACTCACAAAGAGAAGTAAATAATACATTAAATATATTTACATTTTTAGGATTAAATGAATATGAAAATAATAAACTATTAGAATTACAAAAAGAATTTAAAACAATGAATGAAATATTAAATGAATATATTGTTGAAAAAGTAAATGATATTACACCAAATAATTATAATATTACAACTAGTTTTCTACCTCGTAAAGATGAACCCGAACCCGTTGGTGTTAATTATTTAAATGATACTGATTATACTAATTATACAGATTTGTAATGGATTTATAATAAAATTATATTCAATTATAAATAAATAACTTTAATTATATCTGGATAATAGTAATTTTAAAAATTGATTTATAAATATAATTTAATTTAAATATAAAAATAATAATATAAATATTAAATAAGTATTATCTAATAGTAAATACTATTTGTTAATTAAAAATGATACCTTATGTAAGATGTTGTACATGTGGCAAAGTATTAAGTAATAAAAATGAATATTATAAAAAAGAATATATCCGTAAAAAAAAAGCACTTAATAGTAAAGAAGACCCTTTAATTATTGATATTAGTAGTGATGAAGTAAAAAAAACAATAGCAGGTGAGATTATGGATGAATTGGGATTAATTCGTTTATGTTGCCGTAAATCATTTTTTACAGCAATTGATATTGTTAATGAAATTTAAAAAGTTTAAAAATTAATAATAGTTAATACATTTTAATTTACTTTAGTTTAATACATTTTAATATATTTTAATACATTTTAATTTTTTTTTAGTTTTACTGATTATGATGAAAATAGTAATCCAGACATACCATTTTGTATTCTTAAAATATTATAATTAATAGCATAAACATTAATAATACCACTAGGTATTGAAGCACTACAATCTAAATTTAATGTAATATTATCTAATTTACTAAAATTACACGTACCACTAGGTTGTGTATCTTCAGGAGTGAGTGCGAATGAATACATATAAATATAGTCATTTGTACCTGATGAATGGTGTTTATAAGGTTGATATAATCTAAAAAATGTTTCGGATAATTTTTCAAATCTATCATTACCATTAAAACGTAAATTCATTTCATTAAATGGAGCAATAATAAGTTCATTTGAAGTTGCATAATTTGTAACATTAGCATAATTATTATAATCATTATTATATGTAGCAACATTTGTTCTATATGTCCAGTATAATTCTTTAATATTATGATTAAAGAACAATCTTACATTCGCATTAATAATGTTTTGTGATAAGTGAAATCCATTTAGACTTTGAAATTGTTCTATTAAATATTCGTGATTTTTTGCTTTCGCAAATTTTGTTCTTTCAAACACATCTAAATAAATAAAATTACATATTAAATTGGCTTTTGTAATTGATGGTGTTCTATCTGGAGTTGAACCATTAGAAAGTTTATACCAACATTTATCAAAAGGTTTAAATTGAAAGACTAATTTAATATCTGTATATTGCATTGATATAAGTGGTAATGCTTTTTCAATACTACGACAAAACCAAAATGGAATTGGAATTAATAATTTTAATGCTTCTGTTTGTGTATTATTATTAAAGGTACTATATTTACCAATCATATCATATAAAGGTTGCTTTTTACCTGACGGTGTTGTTATATCCATAAATATATCAAGTAAATCACATGTAATTCTATCTATTGGCTCACCGCCAAACTGTAATTCTACCCAGTCTATAATAAAACAGCCAATATTATTAGTCCAACTTACATATGTTTTTAATTCTGGTAATTCTAATTCTAACATAATATCACTAAGCATATCAGCTTTTTTATCAATAATACATGTAACTCTTTTACCAAAATCTGGAGATTCTGTAAATATTTGTTTAATAGGTTCAATAGAAAAATTGGTATGTCTTTTATATACTGATTTAAAAAATGAAAATTGTGGATTTCCAATAATATAAGTATCTTGTGTTCCACGTGCTATAAGTTCAACTAAAGTTCCAGCACCCATTTTTATATTATTAGGCTTATCCTTAAATAAAGAGGTGTGTTTATTAAATGATAAACCTAAAAGAGCTTTTTAAAGCCTTAAACTTATTTGACGGTTATTATATTTAAAGTAGATATTTATTCTTAATTATTTAATTTAATTAAATAATTAATTTCAAACTATATTTAATGTAAAATTTAAATATATACTATATAATAACGGTTATGTTCTTTTATTATTGACTTGCGTCCTAGTATATGTGGTATTCTTCTGCCGAATTAATAATATTTAAATTACTACTATATCAAGGCACTATATACTAATTACTTTCTCCATTTCATTTCGGTTTTATACCTTAGGATTGAAAGCATATAAGTTTTATAAACATTAATATACGTATTGTTTGTCGATTTAACTTTTTAATGGTAAATATATCAATGGAAGATAGAAAAACATTATTCTAATTTAATAGGATATTATCTTTAAATTAAAACATATGTAAATTTATTTTTTAGTGAAAATTAAAATATAAATTATATTATTAACTAAATAAACTATACTTATAATATATAAACCACACTTATTTATTAGAGGATAAGCCCATTATATATTTGAATTTTACATTAAAATATAGTTTGAAATTAATTATTTAATTAAATTAAATATAATAACCGTCAAATAAGTTCAAGGCTTTAAAAAGCTCTTTTAGGTTTATCATTTAATAAACAAACCTGTTTATGTAAGGATAAGACAAATAATATATCATTTATAGAAATATAATGGTCTTCAAAACACATACCATGCTCGTCTTGATTTAATATATATTTTTTACAAAATTCAGGTATTAATTTTTGTGTTAATAAAAGTTTTTTTAAAGATAATTTATCTATATTGTATTCTAATGTTTTAATGTCATATTTACTATACATTAACTGATAGTTTTGTATTAATTCTATATCAATGTTATTATTATTCATTTTATTATTTATTATTTATTATTAATATTATTTTTATAGTTTAATATTTTAATTTTTTGACATTTTATATTTTAAATTTTTGACATTGGTTATTACCAAATACAAACATAACATTGGTAAATTCTTTACCATATTGTTTTTTCTTTTCTTTATAATATAAAATAATACCTATAAATATAATAATCACAGAACAAATAGTAAGATAATTAGAATAGTATTCTAATTGTTTAATTTTATCTTCAAATAAAATAGGATTTAATGAAGCAATATAACCTCTAATACCAAAATTAAGACATATTACTATAATAAATACTATAAAAAACTCTTCATTTATTCTTAAAGAACATATAAAGATAAAATATAAAAATAATGTTGATACTATATTTTTAAAATATAAATATTCATCATCAGTTTCTTTATTGTGTATTAGAAACACAAATAATGTACATATACCAACTAAATGTTTGCAATACATATTATTATGTAATATTTGTTGAACATGACAACTAAATGTTTGTGATACAAAATTAATTGCGATTAGTAAATATAATGAAAATACTAAACTATAATTTGAAAAATTTAGAATTTCAGTAATCTGCATTTTATAAATTAAATTATTTAAAAAACTATACTATTTTAATAAAACTATAATATTATGTACTTAAAAATACTATTAGGCTTATCCTTAAATAAACAGGTGTGTTTATTAATGATAAACTTAAAAGAGCTTTTTAAAGCCTTAAACTTATTTGACGGTTATTATATTTAAAGTAGATATTTATTTTTAATTATTTAATTAAAGTAAATAATTAATTTCAAACTATAGTTTAATGTAACAATAAATATATACTATATAATAACGTTTAAGTTCTTTTATTAATCTATATAAATACCTCTTCTATACCGTTCAGGTCTATTACTTAGTGTCATGTAAGTATCAAATAGTTTTTTAATAGTATAACATCCATTCTTATCTCTTATCAATAAACTCTAACCTAACCTTTTATTTTCCATTTTATATGTTAGGATTGAGTGCATTTTATAAGTTTTACCTGTTATAAGTGATTGTAATATTAAATTTATCTATGTTATAAACTTTAAATCTTTTTTCAATTATTAACATATAAACTTAATATATCCATATAAAAAAACCAAATAGATAAAAATACAATAGAAGATAAACAAGGACTACAAAATAGAATGAGAGTAGAACATGTTAATAACTTTTTAAAACAAAATAAATCATTAAATACCAGATATGAAAAACATA